CCGCCACTTTATCATGGCGCCGCCGGGGCTTTCATTAGCGGGCGGAGTTGAGATCGAATACCGGAATGCATTCGGCATCATGGATACCATGCACGCATTCGGAACCGTGGAACGGAGTGCCAAACAGACGTACAAGACAGCGCGTATTTCAGGACGCACACAGAACTACCAATCTGAAGACGAAGTACAGTTGTCATGCACATTCGCGCCCCTTGCACCCGGAGACCACAGCGTGGAGGAAGTAGCCCTATCTCGTGAGGTGCGCTTGCTACCAAGCCGCGCGATGATCACACCGGTCGAATCTGAAATTAAAGAGAGCGACGACCCGACCAAAATAGGTTTGGCAACTATAAAGTTCAAAGTAGACGAAGAGGCGGCAGTCATCGACAACACAAGCACCGCCGCTCGCAGAAAGGTTTTCGACGATAGTTTTGACAATAGCTATGAGTAATCCAGAAAAGAGAAAATACCCCACGCGTATCCACCAAGCCGAGGCGCGACGTTTGTTGAGAGACGGGCAACCGCACCGCTTGAGGGTATGGGAACTCAGAACAGGAGAAATCTTGTTGTACCAGAGAGCGATTTTTCACAGCGAATATCGCAAACGGAGAAACACCCGCGTTCTGCTCCTACCATCGGGACAGATACGAGAGTTTCGGAACTATATGCTTTTTGAAATCGACGACATGAAAATTTATATGTAATGGAGACATCATTCGACTTTTGGACGATAGGCATGGACGGCGTGCAAGCCATGGTTGCAGAAGTGGGAGACACCACTGAAGTCTTTGACACAGTGGTGGGAGCCCCCAAGTCTAAAACTTTGCCCGGGAGCAATCATGAGAAATACATCCCTTTCGGCAACGACGATCAACTGCCATACGAGATGAAACGACTCATCGACGGAGATGAAGTGACAGCACAATGTCTGAATTTCAACGTCACCGCCTTGTATGGAGCGGGCGTCTACACCGGCGAGGACGACGCGCAAGCAGAACAATGGATCAGCCGACAGGCTTTGCCCATGTATGTGCTCGACCAAGCCACCGACATGCAGCTCTATTACTTTGCGGTTTCGGTCGTGATCCTTTCGGCAGACGGGAAACAAATCAACCGCCTTGTCCACAAAGAAGCCCCCTATTGTCGTTTGGCCGAGGCGGACAAGTTTGGCAAAATCCCCTTTGTCTATTATGCAAACTGGCATGGCAGCGCCCCGAAACCCGAGGAGATAGAAAAAATACCACTGCTGGACATGAGAGACCCGCTGGGAGATTTGAAAGTGCGCATGGGGCTTGACGTAGATCCGAAGACCGGACGTATGAGACCGCCGACGCGTGAACGGAAATTTGCCGTCGTTTCGAGATTCCCTACAGCGGGCTGCCAATATTACCCCGTGCCTTACTGGTCGTCCATACTGCGAGGGGGCAGCTATGACGAGAAGCGTTTGATTTCCGTGGGTAAGCGCGCCAAGCTGCGAAACCACACGAGCGTGAAATACTTAGTGGAGGTGCAGAACGACTACTACAGCAGAATTTGTCAAGAAGAGGGCTTGACCGATCCTGAGAAAATCCAAGAACGGGTACGCCGAGAGAAGGAAAACATTCGCAAGTTCCTTTCGGGCTTGGAGAATTCGGATAAGGTTTGGGTATCGAAATACTACATTTCGCCCGACGGACACGAACAACGCGATATTCGCATTAACGTCATCGACGGTAAGAAGGAAGGTGGCGAGTGGGCGGAGGATATCCAAGCCGCGGCAAATACCATCTGTTTCGCCTTTGGCGTTCATCCCAACATGGTGGGAGCGGTGCCGGGGAAAGCGCAAACCAATAATAGCGGATCGGACAAACGAGAACTTTACACAATGAAGCAAGCACTCCTCAAACCGATGAAGGACATTCTGCTGACTGCTTTGCGGTTGTGTTTTGCTTATAACGGCTTTCGGGGAACACCCACGCTGCCAATGATTCAATTAACCACACTCGACGAACATCGCGACGCTAAAATTACACAGTCATGAGTATTATCACAAAACAGAAGTTCGACGCCGTCGTGCCGGCATTCCGAGACGCAACAGACAGCGTATATCGCAAAATGGTGCCACAACTGGAGCTCTACGAAAGCCGTACAGCCGAGTTTGCACCATACGAAAAGCTGAACGAACTGCGAGAACGCTACATCTGTTTGGCCGCCGCTCACAACGCGGTGCGCAGCTTGGATCTCGTTTTGACCGGATCGGGCTTTGGCGTCATCTCCACCGCAGAGAAGACCCCCGCCTCTCAAGCCCGTGTGGACGCACTGCAAAGGCAACTTTACCAAGAAGCCTCAGAAGCGTTCGACGAGTTGAGAACAATGGCTTTGACCACCGATTGGAACAAAACCCACACCGCACGGAAGATGGTGGACAGTTTCCTTTTCACCCCCACCATGCTGAGAGAATACGGGGTGACATGCGAGGAACAAGACGTTTATGCGCGTGAATACAACCGTTTGGCACCGGAACGACACGAGGGGAGTATTCGCGTTCTCCACGAGATTTCCCCCGAGCTCTACGAGGTCATGCTGGACTGGTTGAGAGACGGCGGCGAATATCGCACCGACGACGATTCACCCCGACAACGGGCACTCCAAGTCATCTTGCAGCGAGGACGCATTCTCATGGCAAAGGATATGGTAGGCGGGGGGATAGCCAAAGCCGTCGACAATATAAGAGCGTCCTTAGCCCTTTATGGCGAACACCTCCCCGAATACACCGGATCTGCAACCTATAGAGCACGACACAGCGGCTTTTATCAGAATGAAACAGACCACCCCACATTCTTTTTTTCCTGAGACCGTACAAGCCCATATTCCTCAAGGCTGGACAGCACTCACAGATTTGCAGCTGCAATACCTTTGCGCGCTCATGGCAACGGAAAAATTTACCACCGAAGAGATTCAGCTGCGCTTTTTGCGCCGCTTTGCTTTCCACCGCCCCAACCCTGATATTTGGCCGCTGCTTTCTGCCAATGCTTTGCTGAAGGCGGCCGAAGCGTTGGAGTGGATAGAAAGCCCGCCCGACACGCCCATACGAGTCGAGC